GCTATGAATAGTTTCGGTGCGTTGAATCCTTTCTTGGCTTCTCCGAGTCCGGTGAACTAGACTGACAGGTTGGTGCCAACCATTGTTGTCACGCCAGCTGCGGTTGCGGCCTCTCTTATCGCCTTCACCATATTTCCACGCGCCCACAAATTGCCAAAGCCGTCTGTGGTTGTGATGGTGAAGACAAAGACGTAGCGGGTGTCGCCGTTGTCCCATGTTTTCACGTTGCCTGCTGGGTCACGGTCTTCAAGTTTCTTGACCTCGATGACTTTGCCTGTGTGGCTGTCACCTGCGGTATCAAACTTGAGGGCAGGATATTTGTTCCCACCTTCGCCTAGGAATATGTCTGTCATGATGCTTTCTCCTGTATCTGGAAGTTGTTGGATTTTGGGTTATAGATGAGATGCAGGTCGTCATTCTTGATTCGTTGGCAAACAGTTTTGAACTGTTTTGCGTGACGATGATCAAGGTTGGCTAGTGCTTCTCCTGCTTTTGTGTATTGCTGTTTCGTGATGTGCGAGCAGATGCCCATCACTAACTCTGCATCGTATTGTTGATCCAACATCAGACACAGGATGCCTGTGGCGATGTCAATTCTCCGATGAGATTTCACTGCATGCAGACCGATTGAGCGGCCTGATGATGCAGATTCGATAATCAGATCAATGTATGTCTGACGTGTTGACGCTGGTAGTTGTTCAATGGTTTGACGGATGTGCCGGAGCGCAGTCATCTCATGATGTTGCACTTCGTAGATGGTGCCTTCAATGTCGTCAATCATCCTGGGTACGCATCCTTCGGATTGTCAAAGCCTGCGATTTTGCGTGACTTCGGCTTCGGTTTCGTTGGATCAGGTTGGAAGAACGGTGACGAATGATCTGCTTCCACATGTTCAATGGCTTTGATGAGCGCATCCAGTTGGTCGTTGTCACAGTTCTGCAACTTCGGAACATCGGCTGGCCAGGCAAGGATGAGGAGGGCTTGAGCGTCTTTGGTGAGTGCTGAGATGCGTTGTTTCACCCATTCGGCTCGTGTTGCTAAAGCGGTGTTACCTGATGCGATAACGCCTCCAGCCTGTGGCTTCGGACTGGCCACAGGCTGGTCGGCACTCCGCTTCTCTTCGGAGAACTTGTATGGTCGGAACAGGTCTTTGCGTTTGCGCCATTCACGGGTCTTGATCGACATGTTCAATGCGTCTAATCCTGCGACTAGGTCAACGGTGTAGAACTTGCAGTCTGCTTCTCCTGCTGGGAGGTGGCAGATGATGCCTGTTGTTTTGTCGATGTCTGGTAGCGGTTTGCGTTCACCGGTATGCCAGTCATAAATCCATTCGGCGTTCGCATACGCAGCCAACTGAACTGCTATCGAACCATACGAATAGGACAGGTCGGTTCCTGTTTTCAAGTCAAAGATGACGAGGCGACCATCACGCAACTGCACGATGCGGTCAGCAGTACCAGCGTATTGAAGCTCATCGTTGATCAACAACACTTCAATCCATTCAGCCTGCATCCGCATATCCCATGCCGCACATGCAGCGACATAGGTTTCAATGTCGCCTTGTAGACCTTGCAGGATTTGTGGCTTCTGACCTCGATCAATCTGTTCAGTGATGGCATGCAATGCGGTACCAAGGTTGGCTCGTCCGTAAGCACCAGCAGCTTCAATCGCGTCGTTGGCAATCTTGTTCAGTTTGCTTCGATCATCCAACGCTGTTGATGCCTGTGCAAGAAGATCGGCACGTTTCACAATGCCTGTCAACGCCATGCGTGTCTTCCAATCAGCAAGCGAACCCGTGTCATCGAGTGTCTTGGCAATCGTTGTCACTCGTGTGTATCCGAGTTCTTTGCCTGTGTCAGGGTGTTGAATCTTGTATCGCCCCCAACGATCTTTGGGTGCTTCCTCGGTCAGGAATTGTTCGGCGGTCATGGTGCAGGGTCTCCTTGTAGTTTTGGGAATTATTTAGATTGGTCAAGATAGCAGGTCTTTCGCACCTGCGCGGGTATGTCTAGTTCTGGGGTGTCACAGGGTTCAATTCGGCATCCACAACGGTCATCAACTCAGCCCACAAACGGGCAGGCATAATCGCATACCAATCATCCACATCCGTTGAACCACGCCGTTTTGCTAGAACACAGCCAGTCCAAGCCTGAGCGTTGTCCATCTCCACATCCAACTCACCAAGCCAACCAGGGATATCAATGGACTTGCAGTTCTTGACTTCGATGCAGACACCAGGAACACCGTCAATGTCGCCACGATCATCAGTCCAACCGGCACGACTCCGCTCAGCATTCACCCAACCCCAAGTGCGCAACCACTTCGCCACAGCCAACTCAGCTGACGAACCCTTGCGCTTCTGTGGTGATGTCATATTCTTCTCCTCGGCTTGTTTGGTTTCCTGCGGCCACGCTCAACAGTAGTTGTCCCAGCCCACACACCATACTCCTCGTTATCTAACGCAAATTGCAAACAAGGTTTGCGCACGGGACACATCGCACAAATCTCTTTTGCTTTGCGTATAGATATTGATGAGCCTTCGTTGAAGAACAAGTCCAGCATCCCTCGACATCGGGCTTGGTCTTGCCATTTCGGTCGATCAGGTCTGAAGACACCTTCGCCTTCAGACCACAAATCCACAACGTGTGCGTTGCTCATCGGGCAGTTGGATGACTGTGACGAGCGTTGATTTGTGCGCGACGTGCAGCCACAAGTCTTGAACTCTTGACTGCACGAGCCTTACGCTTCTGCTCGCGTGATGGTTGAGATATCCAGTAGTGAACCGCACCCAATGCAACAACATTGATTCCCATCCAAACAATCCAATCTGTTCGACTGGCAGGTTCGGCATTTGGTAGGTCTTCAGCTGATGGCATGAACATCAACACCCAACCGATTGCGATCAGTGCTGTCGTCCAACCAATCTTGATTCTGTTTCGCTCCATGTTTCCTCCTTGTAGTAGTTGTTACAAAGGTAGGACATTGGTGGCACTTAGTGGTGGATGGTCACCAACCGCCAGGTGGAGGAGTCCAAGGTTGCCAGCCTGCGATCTTGAACAGAACGAATCCAGCCTTCAGGTTGGTTAGGGCATCGAGCAGTGGGGCTTGTTCGCAGGCAATACCGGCAAGGCAGACCGCAGCTCGGTCGTTGCGTTCAAGGTTGTAGTTGACTCCGTTGATCTGAAGCAGACCCGAATCCGACTTGTTGGTTGCCTTTGTGTAGCCCGTGATGTTGCAGTTCTTGTCAACGATTGAGGAGCCGATACGGTTCGGGCATCCACCTGATTCTCGAAGGATAATCGTGCCTAGTTTCGCCCATGTTTTGCGTGGCCATCCTGCCTGCGAGGCGAGGATTGGGAGCCAACTGATGTCGCCGTGTTGAAACACGATGCGAGGTTGGTCTTCTCTCAGGTGCCGTGTGGTGCTGATGGTGGTGTGGTGGGTTGGGTGGGGTTCGGGGGCTTGGGTGGCTTTCGCTACTCCGATGCCGAAGGTGAGTGAGGATATGGATATGACGATTGCGGTGATGCGTTTCAATAGGTTGCCTTCCGTTTGTCCGATATATAACCCGCACCCAAGGAGGGGAGATGCGGGGGATGTTCCATGCGCCCGCCGAGGTCGCAGAACGATCCGCTTCTCAGCCTAGTCGGTGGGGTGCTGTGTTCGGTAGTACAGGTCTAGTGCTTGTTTGACTATTTGGGCTTTGGATTCGTCTTGCAGACGGGCTTCGACATCAAGCCAGTGCAGGGTTTCGTGTGATAGTCGGATGGTCAGTGTCGGATATTTGGTCATCGTGCGCTCCTGCATGATTCACAAATCGTGTGGTCAAGACCCACAAGTTCGGAGAACTCGGTGGCTTCTCTCTGTGTCATCTTGACCCATTGAGTGCTTGATGTGGTGATGGTCTTGCGCGATTTGTTTGTGGATAGTTTGGTTGATGCTTCGAATCCGATGTGGTCTTGGCATGCGATCCGACCGTTGAGGTCTGACCAGAATGATGTCGTGTTCATCAGTTTGCCTCCGTTGCGAATACGGCTGGTGCCATTGAGTATGTTCCAAGTGGGTAGCAGTATTCGCTGCCGTTTGACCAGACACGAACTTTGACTGTCTTGAATTGATCGTGGTATTTCACAGTCACGGTCTTCGCTGTGCGCTTGATAACTGTAAAGCGGAATACGCAATCGTAATCACATGAAGAACGTGCGCTGAGTTGCTGACCTTCTTCGAACTTTGTTACTGCTTCCATGATGTCCCTCCTTATGAGACTCGGTTGGTGGTTCCTTCCGATGACTTCAATCTAGGGACATTGTCTTACAATTACAACTACCAATTCAGATATTTTTTGAGCCTTATAGGGTAAGGGTTTGCGGGCTACACACCTGAATCTTGCGCACCATTGCCACAGGGATGTGCAGAATATGGTCTAAATCGTCGTCAGATGTGCGGGATTGGAAGACGGTCACATGGTCAGCCTTGCCGCCATCGCTAGTCGCCAATAGGAACCCGCAGGTTTGAATGAGGTATTCGTCTTGGTCGATGTCTGAGATTGGTGTCCAGCCTGTGCCACCAGAATGAGTGTCAGCCCAAGTCACCAGCACGATAGTCATGACTTGCCTGCCAAATAATCTACGCCACGCCACCTTGCCCAGCCGTCACGGATGGGTACAAGTTCAAGGTTGAAGTCGCCGTCACCAGGTTCATACTCGACAACTGCGAGACCTTGTTGCCAGTCTTCTGACCGGTACAAGGGACGGCCATCCAAGTCATGACCGCCACGAGTGGATGGCACAGCTCCGTCGGTTCGTGCCAAACATCCTGGCGATGCAGCCAAGATCGTTCTCGCACCGTCATAGTCGTCTCTAGTCCGTTCAGCCCATTCGCGCCGGTGGATGTGACCGAAGATGACTGAGGTCTTCTGGGTTGCCAAATACTTGTGGGCAGTTGAGCCACCTGATGCAACTTTGTCGCCGTGAATAACGTGTAAGCGTTCGTTCACCCAATGCACTCCAGTTGGGTAGCCGCTCAGGTACTCGACTTCTGACTCGTCAAGTCTGCACAGATATGGCACTGACATGACAGGCCAATCGTGCGGTGTGTGTCCACGTCGAAGCCCGAAGGCTGCGGAGGCTGAGTCAAGGATCATGTTGCCGAGTCGTTCTTCGTGGTTTCCTGCTATCCAGATGATGCGGGCTTTCGGTGCGAGCGTTCTGATTTGGGCGCATAGTTCGGTGGCACGGTCGATGGCGGCTTGGGTGGTGCGGGCGAACGCTGGGGTGTAGCGATATTTGCCAAACTCGCAGAGGTCAAGGTTGTCACCAACGAGAACCACTTGTGAGGGTTTGGCTGCTTTGACAATGGCTAGAGCGCAAGTGATTGCGTCCTCATCGTGGATGGCTTCTAGTGTTCCGTTGGCTTGATGGAAGTAACCGATCTGCATGTCGGGCAGAATCACAGCCTTCTCATACACACCGACGGTCGGTGATTGGATGTTGAGTTTGGGGACTGCGTACCGTTTGCCAGGTGTTACCACAGGCCATGCTGGTGTGAGTCCGTTGCGGATGGTGTCAGCGAGCGACATGGGTTGCCCGATATCTGGTGATGATTGAGCCGTGAAGTGTTATCCCTCGGGCTTGGAGGGCTTTGATGATTTGGGCGGGTGTGATCGTTGGATCGATCAGGGCTTCTAGTAAATCTTTGCCGTCTTGGTCGTTGAGTCCTTGAAGGATTTCGCTAATCCGGTCACGCCTTTTTTGTGGGCTTTCTTGTCGGATTTCGTTTAGGAACTTGCCCACTTGTATCCCCCTTGAGATGCCAGTCAATGTGTGCGTCCAACTTAGTGTCGATCTTGTCCACATTTCCACCGATGGTGCGAATTGCTTCCATCACCGTTGCGTGATCTTCGTGGTTCTCTTTGCGGAAGGTCATCATCAGCGTTGTCAACACGGTGCCAACCAAGCCAATCAAGGCTGCAAGAACGATCCCCCAGTCGATCATGCGGGCTTGGACGCTTCGTAATCGAGGACGGCTTGAGGCATTGCTTGCCCTTCAGTGAACCGAATATGCCAAGGCTCAGCACCAGGCATCTCCACAACTTCATGGCTGAAGCCGAACCGTTGCTCGTTAGCAAGCAACCAATCCATCACTTTCTTGTTGCCAGTGTTCGCAATGTCAATGGCGATACCCAACATGTGACGTGAGCAAGTTTTTGGGTCGTCGTTGGGTGCAGCGAGGGGGGCGTTGCCAGGCTTCAGATACCACTTCTCACCATTCCAAGTGCGTGTCGAGGAATTAGGCAAAGGGGTCTTGCTGTAGCGAGTCACGAACCCTGCTCGTTGCTGTTGGATGCTTCGGAAAGTATCCCCGCTGCTCGTCGGTTTCAAGATGACACCTTCAGCCTTCGCAGCCGCAATCATTGCCTCAACTGCACGAGCAGCACAATGGTGCATCATCCCGCCACACGACAGACGACGCAACATCGGTGTCGTGATCTCAGAAGGCTTCTTGCCTTTGAGATGTTCACAGAACTTGATCGGCACCACAGGCCAAGGCATCTTGGTCATGCGCTTATTTTTTCTTCGCACCAAACGCATCGTTGATTTCCTCCATCGTGAGGTTGCCATCAAGCGATGCTTGAGCCAACTTCTGCACAACAGTGGCGACAGCTGCGAACCCAGCCAACACAGCCGACTTCCAAATCTCTAGTTCCGGTGCGATCACAGCAGAACCACCAACAATGGCGAGAGCTGACGAGAGGAACACAGCCACAATACGGCCAGCGACATCTTGCATCTTCTTCATGACTTGTCTTCTTTCTTGGTTAGTGCGCCCACAAGATGAAGAGCCAAAGTCCCAACCGTCACCCAGATGGCAAGTTGCTGGGTGAACCCAGACAACGTGCCAATCGTGATGATGGATGCGCCGATAGTCCAGAGGAGTGCGTGAATCTCGCCCCAGAATCTCATTGTCGTCTCCGTAAAGTAGGCGCAGGACTTGCCGCTAATAGTACCGCACCCAACGCAACTAACGCACGACGCTCAGAAACAGGGATGCGTGAATCAAACGGCACATAGTTATCTGCGAACCCTGAGAAGATATTCAACACCGACTCAAACGCTTGACGCACCTCAGCAGGAGCATCCTGAACCGCAGCCACCACCTCAGCAGCTTGCTCCACAGACAACTCATCGGTGCTGATCTCACTGAACAATGCCTCAGCCTGGACGCTGGTGATGGCGGCAAGCACTTCAGGGCTGGAGACGAATGCGGCGGCTTGGCTGGTGTCGAGGTCTTTGGTGATGAGGTCGTCAACTAGGGCAACGATTTGTTCTTCGGTTGCTTCGGAGAGTTGTTCGATGACGGCTTCAAACTGTTCTTCTGTCAGGGCTTCTTTCACGTCTGGTGGGGCTGGAGCGGTCTGGGGTGGCGGTGGTGCGGTGTCGGGGATTGGGAGCGTCTCGGGGGCTTGTGGCGCGTCTGGTGGGCTTGTGACGAACGGTATGGTTTGGGTTGGAGGAACAGTAGGGTTTGTTGCTGGAGGGTCTGATGGGATTGGTTCTGGAATTGGTTGTGTCTCTGGTGGTGTGGGTTCCGTATCTGGTGGCGCTGGCTCTGTTGTGGGCGGTGGCGGAACCGTTGCAGGTGGCTGCGCTACTGGTGGCGATACGGGTTCTGTGGTGGTTGTGGTTTCAACAACCGTCGAGGTGGTCGTAGTTGAAGTAGTGGATGTAGATACTTGAGTTGATGAAGTTGTAGTCGAACTGGAGGTTGTAGTTGAAGACGTTGTTGATTGTTCTGGCATGGTCGGCTCTACTTCTGGCAATGTTGTGGTCGGTGCGGAAGAAGTAGTTGATTCGGCCACAGTCGTTGTGGACACTTCGCTCGTCGTTGTGGACTCTTCCGTAGTGGTAGTGGATTCCTCAGTCGTCGTTGTGGACACAGCAGGGCTGGTCGTGAACGCTTCGTCCGGCACAATCGCCCAGCCTGCGTCATCAATGTTCCAAGCCAACATCAGGCAGGTGCCACCGCCATTCTCATACATCCACACCTCAAGTGGCAGACTGCCAGGCTGAAGGCTGAGGTTGCCAGACATCATCCAAGAACAACCCTGATCACTCCAGTTGCCCCAAGTGTTGCCATCAATCGTGATCTCACCACCATCATCAGAAGCCAACATGAACTCGATGGTGGTGTGTTCTGGAATCGTGATAAAGCCCGACAGATGCACCATGAACAGATCGTCAGGACAACCATCAACAGGTTCACCGTCATAGCTGCGGTTGATATTGTTCTCAACCTCACTCGCACACAACGTATACAAACTCGTTGACTGTTGAGGCGGTATCTCGTTGATCAGATAGTAAGAGGCATCCAAGCCTTGAACCGCATCAGCACGAGCAACGAACGGGAAGAAACTTAGAACTACCGCAGGGAGAACTATCAGCCAGCGTGTGAACCGCACTTATTCCTCGATAGGAAGTTCAGGTACAACAAACTTGTCTAGGTCGGCATCGTAGGTGTAGCCGATACCAGCGTAAACGCCACGAAAGTTTCCGTTGTAAGAAGTCTGCAACCACTCACCATCAAGACCAAGTGACGCAATAAAGGCTTGACCTGCGGCTTCAGTCGGTGCATTGTCATTGGAAACAACAATTACTTGCTCAACAAAGTTTCCGTTCATTTTTGCAAAGTGTGCCATGTTAAACCTTAAACCTCACATAGATTATTCCGCTACCGCCAGCACCACCAGCGAACCCGCTGCCGCTTCCGCCGCCGCCGCCACCTGTGTTTACTGTGCCAGCAGCACCAATACCAGAACTTGAACCGTTACCGCCGCCGCCTGTGCCTGTTCCTGCTGTACCAGTATCACGACCGCCACCGCCACCGCCAGCCCTTAACGATGTTGAACCAGCAATAAACAAACTGACATCGTAACCTGCGCCGCCATTGCCACCAGTAGTTACAGCGTTTGCGCCAACTGCGGTAGCACCACCACCGCCACCTGCGCCGACATCTGTGCCTGTTCCGCTTCCACCTGCAAAACCTTGATTTGCAATACCTAAACCGCCTGTGTTCGTAACTCCGTTTAAACGACTAGCACCACCACCACCTGAACCACCTGATGTTCCTGAAGGAGGAACCAAACCAGAAACGAGTACATTGCCTTGACCAGCGCCGCCGCCAATACCAACACTTCCGCCACCAAACGATGCTGTTCCAATTACCCCCGAAGCACCACCCGCACCAACCGTTAGCGTGTGTGTTGTCGCCGCTAAATAGGTTGTAACAATTTGCAAACCACCACCGCCACCGCCACCTGAACGGTCTATACCACCAGCACCACCGCCGCCAATAGTAAGAAAATCAAACAAGCCAGCCTTAGAAACCGTCAATGTGCCAGTTGAAGTAAAGGTAAGCAGCGTGTAATTTACGCCGCTGACGGTGATCGAGCTGCTAGAACCTCCGGTCGCCACACCGTACCCTGTTGACAAATCAACCCAAGCTGAACCGTTGTACACCTGCAACTGTGTTGCTGTCGAATAAGCAACCATGCCCGCTGAAGGTGTAGGGATAGCAGAACCTCGTGATGCTGTACCATCAAACACCATTACGGCTTGATCCATGAGGTAGCCCTGAACATCGGCTGCGTTCAGCACATCTCCAGAATTGAATGTTTTGCGTCCTAAGCCTGCCATGATGTCTCCTAATCTACACGCTCACCCAAGCCGTACCGTTGTACACCTGGATTCCTGTTGCTGTTGAATACGCGACCATTCCTGCTGAAGGGGTTGGGATCGCTGAACCTCGTGATGCTGTACCATCAAACACCATTACGGCTTGATCCATGAGGTAGCCCTGAACGTCGGCTGCGTTCAGCACATCTCCAGAGTTGAATGTCTTACGACCTAAGCCTGCCATGATTCTCCCATACTACTGAAGTGCATACGTTGCGTCATTGAGTTCAGATGTGTCAAGTATAAACGGAAGAATCAACTGGATTTGTCCTAGCCCGATGTTGACTTCGTGTCTTGCAGGGCTGAGTCGGTGTTGTATGGATTCGACCACGACGTTCTGGGTGACGGTGAGTGGCGCACCGGAGCTGAACACTCGGGTGACGGACAGGATGTCCCCAATCTCTAGGGCTGCAATCTGTTCCTGCTGCGCAACCGTCAACATGTTCACCAGCACCGAAGCCTCATTGAACTTCACCACCGGCTCCGAGAAACGACCAACCAGGTTCTCTGCCAAAGCCGACCCAGCAGCTTGAGTGGCCAACGGGATGTCCGTCAACGAGAAGTTCTTGATCCCGTACTCAGTCTGCGAAGCCGTCCCATTCGCAATGCTCGATACTGTTCCACCAGATATCTGTACTGATGCACGGTTCACCACAGTCTCAGCACCATACAGATTTGACAACGACATAATAGGTATCGCACCAACGGCAGTGCCACCCAAACTTGCCACAGCCGTACCAAACGAAGTTGAGATACGAGAATCAAACTCAATCGACCCAGACCGATTAGCAAACAAACGGCCATCCTCAGCGAACTGCACAGCCTGCAAAGCAGCCAACGCATTCGTCGCATCCTCATACGCCACCGTTCCACACGTTGCCTGACCAGTAGCAATACTGCGCAACGCAGTAGACCAAGCCACCTCAGACCTATTCAGAATTGTGTTGACACGACCCGAAGTCAACTCTGATGCAGGCGTGAACCCTGTCAGAGTGGTCTGCGATATTTGTGCCAAAGCATCAACAGCCGTGATCACAGCAGACGACAGTTGTGGTTCCGCATAATCGATGTTCATGTCATAGATGTAGCCAGTGAACATTGCTGCTGTTCCAGCCGAACCGCCATACACCTGCACCTGGCGACGTGGCGCAATACCCAACGCACCCTGATACCAAGTTGAGTCAGTGTTCAACGGATCAAACTGACGGCCAGACGCTTTATCGTCTGCAACGATTGAACAGTTGCCTGCGTTGAATGTGTCAAGTTGAGTGGCACGACCACGATTGATATTCACCGAAGTCACATATTCTGTGATGTCCACAAAGTCTGTTGAACCATCCAAGGTGTCAGTGCCATTGAGTGTTGAGGTGTCAAGAATGAACTGGTCAGCCAAGAAGCCAACATCGAGCAATACCTTTACCGTTTCCCCCCACTTCATCAACTTCGCCATGACTAACGAACCCCGACAAAGTTTCCTATTGACCCGCCGTTCAACCTCAAATAGTCAGACAAATAATCGTTCAACTCCTGACCAATCTGAACACCAGAAGCACCCAAACCAGCATTGATAGTTACATTCATCTGACCAGGATTATCAGCAAAGGTCGCACCGCCAGCGTTGCCGCTCACCGTAGACGGAACACTAGAAGCAAACGGTGCCATCGGATTGTTCGCAGCAATCTTCGGATACAACTTCGCCAACTCAGCCCGCTTCTCATCAGCATCATTCAAACGCTCCTGAGCATCAGCTTCACGCTCAATCGCAGCAGCAACAGCCTCAGAAGCATCAGCCTGACGCTTCTTCGCATCATTCACCAGATTCAACGCCTCCTCATAAGCCTTGCTACCATCAGTCGCACCAGACACAGCCTCATTCAACAACTGCTGCTGATCCTTCAACTCACCAGTCGCATCAGTCTGATCATCAGTCGCATCCTTCAAAGCCAACTTCGCCTCAGCCAACGCAATCTCAGCTTCACGAATAGCCTGAGGAGAAGACTCAGGGTCTTTACGAACCTTCGCCAATTCCAACTCAGCATCCGTCACCGCGAACGTAGACTGCTCAATCCTGTACCCAGCCCGCTCAACACCACGCTGAGCCTTATCCAAAGCCAACGCAGCCGCTTTCGCCTCCGGTGAATCAGCACCGAACCCAGCAGTGATCTGCACCAACCTTGCCTGCGCTGTGGCTAGATCAGCATCAGCCTGAGCCTTAGCCTCATTGGCTTTCTTTGAATCCTTCTGCGCATCAGTAAACGCCTTCGATGCTTTCGTAGAAGAACGCATCGCATCCGTGTACTTCTCCAACTTCTGCTTCGCAGTTTCCACAGCCTTAGCCGCACCAGTCGTCGCCTTGTCCTTGTCCTCTTCCTCTTTGATACCAGTCCGAATGACTTTGCCAACACGCTCCGCGTTCCGAACCTGCTGCTCAGTAGTCCTGTTGCTCGCAAACTTCAACGCATCCAACTCCAACCGAGCCGACCTGACACCGTTAGCCAAATCCAGGAACAGTTGATCCGCTCCAGCAAGTTGCTCGTCAATACGGTCACCGATGTTGCTGGCCGTTACACCAACCGCAAGAGACTTGAATGCACCAACAGCGTTGAATGACGCTGCACTAGCAATAACTCCGACCTGACCTAACTTCTCAATGACATCAGCCAAACTGCGCAAGAACTCAAGCGTGGCAATGTACGCACCTTTCATCACTTCAATCGCTTTGATACCGAAGTCGCCCATCGCAGCAATCGCAAACTCAAATGCTCGACCAACACCCTTCTCACCAAGGTTCTCAGCAAACGCTGTGATCGCAGGAACAATGTTGTCGTTGATGAAGTTGACGAAGTCTTTGAAATATGGCAACAAGACCAAACCGACTTCGGTTGCAGCGTCAGACAACGAAGCCTGCAAGATACGCATCTGGTTGGCGAAGCCTTCTGAGGTTCGAGAGAAGTCACCTTGCGCCAGGTTCGTATCTTTCAGAATCAACGCATAGGCGGCCTGAGTCTTGGCAGTAATGTCAAGCGCACCCTTGCCGTCATACAAGCCCATATTGAATGCTTCTTGTTTCAAGCGTGTGTCGTTGATGGCAACACCGAAACGCTTCAACGGTTCAGCCTCACCGGACAAACCTGAACGCAACGCAATGATCGCTTCTTCGATCGGAGTGTTGTTGAATGAAGCCAAGTCAGCAGCCAACTGAACCAACGTGATTGACATGTTTGCGGCTTGACCCTCACCAATGCCGAAGGCTTGGATCAAGTTGCCGAACGTGCCTGACGCTTCCAACGCAGCTTGCTTCGTGATACCGAATGAAGCTGCTGAAGTCTTTGCGAAGTTGTCAATGATGAACGCCGAGTTGCCGAACACCGTGTTCACCTTCGACTGAGACTCCTCAAGATTTGATGCCTGTTGCACCAACTTGAATGATGCCGCAGCCACAGCACCAGCCGCAGCAGTACCAGCAATCGCCATCGTCTTGAACGACGGGATCAGGTTCTTCAAAGACTGGGCAACACCTTTCTCCATCTGCTGAGAAAGATTTGTGAAACTCTTCGCCACCTTTCCAATGCCAGTAGTCGCATCACCAATATCAGATACAAACTTGACAACAAACGTGCGCTCACCAGCCATGCGCCGATTCTACTCGGATGCCTCCAACTGCTGACGCAAAGCACGAAACTCTGCCCGCATCGCATCATGTAAATCACGACCCTTCAAACCATCCCAACGAGACAAATCAGCAGGCTCATTCCACCAAGCCTCAGACAACAACACCGATTCATGGCGACGCGCACGAGGCTGACGCACCTCACGAGACTTGATCGGTCGAGGTTGCTCAACAACATCCCAACTGAAATCGGTATCCAACAACACGCCACTACCCTCATGAAACTCAAAGGTCTCACCAGGTGCATGCTGAGGCAAATAGAACAACCGTGCAGGGTCTTTCGTTTGTGGGTCACCAACAAGATTCAACCGTTCATGCAACCCCTGCCACACAGCCCGCCACAATGAAGCAGGCACACGCTCAGCCAAAGGCAACACCAAGTGATAGTGAGGATCATCATCACGATGCGAATAGGTTGAATACGCAAACCACTCCAACCCATCAAGCCTTGCCTCACGGAACGACTCACCGTCCATGTCCACAACCAACGCCTCAATGAACCGAACATTGCGATTGCCACGAGTAGTACTTGGGTAGTACTCGACCGGTGACCACAACGCGCCGTCAGTCTTGACAGCGTTCTCCTCATGGAACGCCAACAACTCACGCAGCTGCTCCCACGACGAAGCCAAGGGCTTCGGATAGATTGACTTCACATTCTTGAACAGAACCGCCATGACCACCTCCCTACCCATCAGGGTAGCGAACTGGCAGGGAAAGTCAACTATCGCCTAGTTTGGTCAAAACCCTATCTATGGCGTTCAAATACTCGGTCGCTATATTGTTCTTGTTCTTCCTAACAGTAGGCCAGAAGAAATACCCTGCCTTGCCTCGATGTCGGAGGAACTGTTTGGTGGTCGGACTACGCCCACCACCGAACTCCGCACCAAAGAACACGTCACCCCTGGTCACCTTGCGCTTGCGACTGCGGTTGGGACGGGACTGCGAGACGAACCCAGACTTCTCAGACAGTTTGATTGTCGGGATTCTGTCCCGTTGCGCCCTCATACCTTTCATCACTTCTGACGCTTGGCGACTTCTAGTAACGGATGCGGCCTCATATTTGGCTGCGACGACCAACAAGTCTGCAACCTGCTGGGCTGCGATCCGCATCTCTTTGTTGAAGTTCTTGTCTGCTTGAGAAGCATCACGCAAGAACTCAGCCAACCCGATGATCTGAACTGGGTTCTGAACTTTGCGTGATGGTGCTATTGAAACAACACCAGCACGTCCAAGAGCTGCGCCGAAGATTGCCATTCGCTCAGACTACCTCTTCAGATGAATTGCTCTCCAACGAAGATAGGCGAGCATTGTGAAGATCATTCGTGGTGATTCTGCCAGCAACACTGATGGTGCAATACCTGTCTCGCAAGACAGGTACGCGATCATCCAGTGGGCTGACTGATCTCCAAAGGGACGATCACTGCTTCAGCAGCATCTCCCACTTCTAGCGATTCAATCTCATCGCACCATGATTCAAAGTCAAGGCCAGTCTTCTTCAAACGATGCTCAGCATGCCAACCCAAATACGCAAGGTCAGTCAACGTGAGTTCTGTTTCAAACTTGGCAACGCTTCGATTGAACTTGTTCTCAAACGCAATGAAGTCTGGGAACGCAGCCACAATCTTTCGTGACTTGCCATCGAGCGCACTCGTAAGTTCAAGTGCAATCTTCATATATACCTCCGCAGGTAAGGGTTGTTATGTTGAAACTATGCGCCAGTGCCAGTCTTGGTGATTGCACCAGAGATTGGGTAAGTGATGCTCACTACAGCGAGGTCACCAACGGCACCAGATACAGGTGTCCAAGAAACTGGCAAAGCCGAGAATGCGTACTGCGGATTCGCAGAAGAAGCAGCAGCAGTTCCGTTTGGCTTGATCGTCATCGGTACAGCAGTGCCAGCAGTGTAAGCATCCCAGAACAACTTCTCAATCGTTGGGAAATCCTGATGCAACTCAAGCGTGACCGAGTTGTCGATCAAACCTTGGATTCGTGTGACAGCCGAAGAACCCATTGCCGTAGTAGCAACTTCCGACGCAGTCGTCGATAGGGTCACGGACGAAACGTACTGGGTGATATCTGTGTTGGCAGTACCGAAGGTGACTGTCACGTTTGTGAAAACTTGCTTTGCCATTTGATGCTCCTGCCTTATCGGCTATCGAGTTGAACTACTTCTGCTCGGCTGAGCCGATGCGATAACTCTACACGCACCAGCCATAAGCGGGCAACCGTTAGGCGTAAACGATGACACGGAAATCCACCATCAGATAGGTGGTGTCGTTTCCTTCCATCGTGGAAATGTTTGAAGCCGACTCAACCAGCAGGTTCGCGACCACACCACCCAAGGTGCGATCCCCTTCCAAAGCGGCACGAATAGAAGTCGCACCCTCATAGGACAAGAAGCCATCCAAAGCAGCTTGGGCAGACCGCTCAGCTGAGCGACCTACCACCACAGAGATGGTGAACACATGGGTGATGAGACCGCCACGCATCGCACCGTTGTAGGTGATTGTGTCCAGCATCGGCCAAGCAAACGGGGTGTTCAGATTGTCCGGCTGGTAGGCGTATGACCTCAGCCCGCTAATCGTTGCAAGGCGTACTTGCAACCCCTGTTTGATTTGCGTGACGGTTGTTGCTTCGTTCATGCGAAGAGTCGCATCCGTCGATACGGTTCGACAAGTTGTGCCATGTCCGGATCAAGGAAACGAGAAACACGAATGGCACCCAAGTCACCGAAACCTGCAACACCAAGCGGTGAGTCATATCGTTTGAAGATTCGTGAAGCCTGAATGATGGTCGCCTGTGTGACAGGTTCAGGCACAGACGGCCAACCGAACACAGCAGTCAACTGAACCAAAGCCTGCTCACCATAGTTGCCATTGACCGTTGGGAACAGATAGTCACCAACTGCACGAATCTTGTCGTATGACCATTGCAAGCCATCCAAGCGACCATTCAATGGTTCCAACTGATAATCGGTTGTAGACCAAGTCACATCAAAGGTTCCATCGGTAGCACCTGAAGTCTTCAAGATGATTGCAGTTCCAGCGATGTCATCAATGTGGCAATAGAAATCATTCTCTGCCATATAGACACGAGTGGTTGCAGAACCAACAGACCAGAACTGGCGGTTGCAGTAACCGTCAATCAGACGCGAAGCAGCCCCAGCACAGTTGTCAATCAGATCGTCATCAATAGTGTCAGCCGTCCCAATGCGGAGAGCTGCTTTGATCTGGTTGCGTGTGGCATAGCCGTTGGTGATCGCCATAGTTCCTCTATGTTACTTCACAAACCCGACAAAGTAGAGGTCACAGGAATCCTCATTCACCTCAAACGACCACTCACCAAACATCTCATCCAAATCAAACTCAGCCACAAAATCAGCCTCAGTCAAGTTTCGATAGTAATCCCACAACTCCACAGACAAAGGCGACGAACCAGGATGACATCGAGAAGTCCCATGCTCCTCACGACCAGAAGTCGCACAAGACATCAACACCAAACCCCTACACATCCGAACCATATTCGCAAACGTCGCCACCCACTCAGGATTATGTTCAAAACATTCAGCCGACAAACACACATCAAAACTGCCATCCTCAAACTCAAGACTCTGCCCAAAGCCAACAACATCAACCCCAACCCCATCAGCCACATCCACCCCAAGATATGAGCCGCCGGTGAAGAAGTCCCGAACCGTCCCATTGATGTCAAGCGAACCGACATCAAGAACAGACGCATCCACAAAGAACTCAGGATGCTTATCTTTGACTCGTTGGAAGAAATCCCTTTGCTGACTATGAGCCATAACGCTTCTTTGAACGCCATGACTCAGGATGCAAACCAGCCTGAACCCACCAAGGCCAATCAGAATCAATCTCCACTTCGTTCATGATTTCCCCATTCACAAACTTTCCGTAGGTGAAACAATCCTGAATCATCGTGCGAGTGTCACCCACGTTGTATTCCTGATGAGAGAACTCAGTCAACTTGTTCACACACCAATCCACGCCACCCATCCAACCAAGATGAAAACCACCAAACACAACAGGCATCTTCGTGCGATTGAACCTGCGCATATCATCCAAAGAATCGCCAGCACTGCCACGAGTACCAGCAACCATCGTGATATGCAAAGGCCGTTCCCAATGCACACTGAACGCAAAGTTCCGCATCAAAGCATGATGCCAACCACTTGCAAACTGGTCAACCGAACTCGGCTTCCAAATCTCATCAGCGTCAGACACAGTGATCACATCATCAGACTTGCAGCCAAGGCGATCAAACTCGATGAGCAACTGGTCACGGGTCGCCTTCTCAACCATCCAAGGGTTCGGATCGGTAGGGGTGTCAAAGTCCACCCAATGAATCAGATCAGCCCACTTGGCAAACCGATCGCGTGACTCCCTGACCCGAGGCTTGCCGGTGAAAGTCTTATCACCCTCAATGATCACCATCGCATCAACAGTCTCAGCTAACTCCCATAAACGACACTCAAGAACATCAGCCTCACCGTTGTATAGAACACCATCAAAGACGCGCATCAATCCCACCCGAGTGTTCGTCGTCTTCCCAAGTCCCAAGCCCCCGCATCTGGTATTCCTGACCGCCATCGCATGTCGTGGAGATTGCTGTTGTCTGCGAAGCTGCGGTTGTTCTTCTCGCCAAACGCAGGGTTCGCCTTGAGCGTTGACGAATTATCATGCTCAACTTCAACATCCGAAACCACGACAGAGATGTTGAACGCCTTCGCACGTTGCTCATAGTCATTGTCCTCAAAGTAGGCGGGAACGTAACACTCCGAGAATAGACCGATCTTGCTCACCACATCCTGCCCAACCCACACACACGACCAGTTCCGCTTCGTGCGAACCACCATCCCATCGTCGCAACCAGCAAAGAAACCTTCTAGTTGTCCAGGCTTGAACCATGCATCAGAGTTCAACAGAATCCAGCCTCGTGCGTGAGGTGTTGCTTTGATACCAAGATTCCATGACGGTGCGACACCAAGGTTGGTGGGCATCGACCAGACGTGATAGTTACTGACCAATCTGCGGTCAATAACCCAAGGATAAAATTGCAGGCTGGACTCGCCGCCGTTGTCGATGATGATCAGATGTTCAACGGGATAGTCAATGGATTGCAGGCACCGTTCCAGTAGGTCATACCGGTTCAGGACGGGGATGATGATGACAGGCACCATTCATGCAACTCCTTCATGATTGGCTTCCAATGAGCCTCGTAGACGGTGTCTGCGTTGTACCCTTGGGCAAACGCCACAGCGGTCTTGTCCACGCCTCTCGGAGCGTTGTAGGCCTGTCTCAGGGCATCCACGATGGAAGGAACCTGTGGGGTGCAGAACCATGCCTTCTGATGGGCATCCCAGAACGGCTGCACATCCACCTTCCAACCCGACCCCACCAACTCAGGCTGAGCCGTGAAGTCTGAAACAATCACAGGAACGCCACAAGCCTGAGCCTCAATCACAGCCAACCCGAACCCTTCACCCATCGAGCAAGACAACAACACGTCAGCTGCCGAATACATCGCAGCCAAAGCCTCTTGCGGGAAACCAATCCGATAGGCGTACTGGTCAACGATCTTGTACTGATGTTCCTCAAGCCCAACTGCCTTGATCAGATCAAGCACATTGATCCCACCAGATGAACCGTCACGCTCGACATGCAGATAGATGACCGCATCAGGATGAGTCTTGGCAAAGATGCCGAACGCCAACAAGTTCTCGCCAAACGATTTGCGTGAAGGGTTCGCACCCTTGTTCGCTGCATTCATCATGACCACAAACTTGTCTTCAGGTATGCCCATCAGTTCACGGCCAGTTGCCTCACCTGTAGAACTCTTATATTTCTGTGTTGGCTTGAACACAGGTTCAATACCGTGAGGAGCGTAGAAGTGTTCGATGCCTGCCTGATCTAACATTTGCCCACCGAACTTAGACATCGCAATCGGCTTCACGTTCGGACGCGCACACCAACGCAACACATCCTCTGGACAAGGTGAGTGATCTATTGGAACCCATGAAGCGATGTTCGGACACAGATCAAACGATGGAGATTTGAACACCCACACATCGAACAAAGTCATCAAGATTGGTGGGATGTCTTTGTTGCCGTTAGCCCAATCCATCCAATGCGCAACCATGATGTCATCGGAATATGGTGCGTTCCCTCGCGGATAAATCTTGACACCGTTCCACATTGATGTTGAACCTTCCAGTCCATACATTGCGTGGATTGCTACTTCGTGCCCTTCTTGCGTGAGCCTTGGGACGATTTGCGCTGTTTGCTGGCCGTAGCCGGAGTGCGTGAAGGGCGCGTTGGAATACCAGAGCGTCCTGAGTCGGTTGGTGTTGGCAAGTCTGCCACTTCGGGCAAGTGTGCCACGCCCCGCTGCAAGAGCAGGGTCGCCTCCAGGTCGGGTAGGTCGATTGGTGTTCCCTTGATGATGACGAGCATCTTTCACTTCCTTCTCCTTCGCAAGTAGCAGGGTAAATAGAAATAGGGTCGCAACGCCCTGCGTGTTCGTTGCGACCCTAAGCCTAGGGGATTTATGGGGATCAAGTCCCCTTCAGCCTTATGGCTGGAGGAGGTGCTTGACGTGTGAAGTTTGTGGCAAGTTGCCGTCAACACGGAATGTGCAACGGAACGTACGGAGGTCTGCGCTGAATGCGAAGTCATCCGAAACATCAATCTTGATTCCACCAACTTGTCGTACATAGTACGAAGGAAGGTGTCCAACGATGACACTCTTGCTTGTTGTAGCAAGGTCGGCCATCGAGGGGTTCTCGAAGATTTGCTTGCCGAGCAAGGTGTCTGGGACATCGATTGCCAGCGATGGGCTGAACAAGTAGATGCCGTCGGTCGACTTGATCGAACGCACTGCGCCGATGGTCTTTCCGTTCATCATCCAGCCAACACCTGGCAAGTTACGAGCGGCACCATCAAGGCTGTAGTACAGGTTGATGAGGTCGTTGCCTGCGAGGACTGCCGTACCTGCTGCGGTACCGCCAACAGCGGATGCTGTGACGATGCCCTTTGGCTGGTTCGTGCCTGAGCCGGTTGTCAACGCTGCGCCAACACGGTAGCCGAGTTCGGCTCCTGCTTGGCTTGCGATGAACGACAGAATGTCCACGCCTGCGTCTTCGATCATTTCACGGGAAACCTGTACAAGGAACGAGTACTTGTAGGCACCGAGTGTGATGAACGAGTTGAACACTGGATCGGATTCTGCGATTGCGGTTGCTTCGCCAACGATTGCTGCCGTCGAGTACTGCGCCTGCGATGGAATCTGCAAGTTCTCTCCACCATTGGTCGTCAAGACCGTTGATGTTGCGAGGACTGGTGCAGCCAAACGGGCGAGGCCGATGACTTGATCGTAGAACGACGTTGGAACTGGCGAACCAGTCTGGGTCTTGATGACATCGCGCTTCTCGAAAGATGCGCTGCGAATCTCGCCCTTGGCCAACGAACGCATGATTGCTGCGTCATCGGTTACTGGTGCGGAGGAGACTGGGCGAACCTGGTCTGCGATTTCGCGGGTTGCTGCATCAAGACGCAGTTCACGAGTTTCATCTTCACGAAGCTTCTGGATGGTCGCGGCGCGCTCATCAAGTTCTTTGTTGATTCGGTCGTAGGACTGTGATTCTTCTGCTGTGAGGTCACGCTTCTCGGCAGATGCCTTGTCCAGGATGGACTTGGCTTCTTCCCATGCGCGTTGACGGATTTCTACTTGACGATTCAAATAGTCTTTCATGATTTTCTCTTTTCGGTTTGATTACGGATATGGATACGCAGGGAGATACTTCACTCAACCTGATGCGGCTCCGCAATCAGCAACATTGCAGCGGCTCCGCTGAACAATGCAGTACAAGAATACTAGAACGGATTCTTCAACAATTCAAGGTGCTTCGCCATGATGCCGATGTGGGCTGGCGCAGCCTGTGGCGTTGGTTCTAGTTTGGCAACAGTTTCACGCAACAGAGCTGCATGATCTGGTGACAATGTTTGACCTGCTTCAAGGTTCGTGATTGCTACAGCAAGCCGATCAGCGTCGATGCCGGTACGGGTGGCAAGCGCATCAAACGACCTTACCGATGCAGATGTTGCCGAATACGCTGGGAAACCTGTGACGACCGAAACTTCATACAGTTTGATCTGACGCAGTTCACGGTACTGGCCGTCATCAGACCATTTGTCGCCACCCGAAGGAACAGTGAAACCGAACGACATCGAGTCAACGTCTTTGCGTTGCATCAACACTGACAAGTCACGACCAACCGAAGTGTCAGGAAGTGTGGCATCCACGAGCAAACCTTTGGAGTCCTCTGACAGACGCAAAGTCTTTGCGCGTGTTGTGGCGAGAAGCATGCTTGAATCGTGGTTCATATACATGCGGATGTTGTTCCGAGACTTCAGGGACTTATTGAACGCACCTGGTGCGATCCGCTCAATAAACGGTAAAGGCTCGGAATCAGAATTGAACACTGCGGCATAACCTGTGAACGACATACCGTCGCCAGTCTTATCTGCCCGCAACTCAAACTCGTTGAACGTGACGCGGCGTGTTTCAACCTGTTCTTCCATAGGCTTCATCGTAGCCCAATCCTTCTCAACCTTGCGATGAAATGCGAATGAGCGAGTCGGTTCATCTTTGATCTGCTCAGCCTTCGACATGAACCAGTTCATCGCAGGTTGCGGATCAAGCGGGTTGATTCCCCACAAATAGAATGCGACAGCACCGGCACCAGGGAACTCATCGTTGTCAGGATCAGAGTTCTTTGGTGCATCCAAATCAACTAGATGTCT